TCGACGGGTAAGCCTAGAACCTGCGCTGCGGCTTTGTTGACGCCAGATCCGGCGGCACGAGCACGCTGACCAGCGGTCGCTGCAGGCTTGTAGGTCGTTTGGAAATGCGCCAACGCCTCTTCCGCCGTTCCCTCTCCGGTGACCTGGAATTTCCGGCCATCTGGAGCGGTGATTTCGAACGTCGGCATTTACTTGATTTCCTTGATCTGCCAGCCACCGCTCTTGGCGGTTGATTTCGGCTGCACAGGCCCTAGCGGATTCTCCGTCTTCTCCGTTGTGCCAGCGTCCGCGTACTTCTGCTGGAGCGCGCGAATCATCTGGACCGCAGCGAGCTTGCGCCCGCGAGGAACAGTCGGATCGCCGAGTTCGCCAGCAGCCTCGCGATACAACTGAACGTCGCGATCGGACTGCGGACCTTCCATGCGCGGCATGCTAGTCATGAGATCCGCCTGCAGCACCTTCAACTGTGCAATTGCTTTGTCGCCGTTCAGTGAAGCGCCGAATGCAGATGCGAGTTTGTCCACGCCAGCGCCGGCAATGCTTCCGGTGGCTGCGTCGATCAGCGGCTCCGCGAGATCCAGTTTCTCCATCACATTGCGAGCGCTGTACGCCTTCTTCTCGATGCCGCCTTCCGCCTCGCCGATTGCACTGCCCTTACCCTTCGCTCTCGACTCCTCGAGCGCCTTGCGAATGATGGCCGCTATCTCCGCGTCCTGCGATGAAAGCGGCGTGACTGCCTGCCTCGGATCTTTTGCGGTTCGATCGACAAGCGAAGGGACCCCTGCAATTGTTTCCACAGACGGCAGGACGGGCGAACGCTGCGTAAGCAAGAACATTTCTTGATCTTCTTTCGGCAGACTCTTGAAATATTTGAACCGTGCAACGTCCGCGTGCTCTTTCATGTCCTGTATCGGAACTAGGTCCTCGTAGTTCCCGGTCTTCTTGTACTTCTCGATGGATGCCGGCTCGAACTTATCGATAGGCACTGAGCCAAACTGGTTGGAGGTGGCAGTCTGCAGTTGCTTGCGGAGGAGCGCCGCCTGCATCGACTGATCAACAGAGCCCTGGCGGCCTTGCTGAGCAGCGAGCATTCCGCGTCCAAGCGCCTGCGTCAGCGACGTACGCCTATCGCTCGGTCCGGCGGACTCGAGGAGCGAAGCAGCCAGCATCATGCTGGCCTGCCGATCTGCAGCCTTGCGCTCCTCATCGCTCAACACGCCGCCGTAGCTGCCAGTCGATCCAGCGACAGCGCCCATGCCGCGATAGAAGAAGTCGAGTGGATTGGCCATTACACGAGTCCCATAGGGTTCTTCGCCAGCTCTTTCATTTCTGCACGCTCGGCCGCCGTTTTGTTTGGCTTTGCTCGCAGTTGCTGCAATCGCACCGCCACCTGCATGCGACGACGAGTGGATTCCTGCGTCACGCTCTTGTCTGGTGGCGACGATGTAGCGACTGGCTGCTGTTGCTGTCCGCTGCCGCCTGCCTGGCCTAGCAAACTGAGGCCGCTCTGGACCATGCCCCAATCAAAACCTGACGAAGGCGCTGCCATGCCCATGCCGGAAGACGCACTGACGCCGCCAGTTCCAGCGGAAGCTGCTGAGGCTTCCGCTGCACTAAGTGCGGCTGCATCCGACGCTGAGATCAGTCCAGCACCCTCTGCGCCTGCTCCCGCCGCGGAGCCCGCTCCTGCAACGCTTCCGCCACTACCACCACCAAAAGCCCCTCCAGCGCCGCCAGCGAGAAACATGCCGAGCGCAGGAATGTTCTCTTTGAAGGCATCCTGCAGATTGTGGTTTTGATCTTCGATCGCCCACTTCAAGTGATCGCTGCTCAAGCCATTCTTCCGGATGTCCTGAATGCGATCATTGATGTGAACGGTGGGCGACATCAGCTCGTGGATCTTGTAGCCGGCAGTTAAGCCATGAAGCGGATTGCCAACTGCGGCTGTGCCCTGTCCGTACTTGATGTCATTCTTGAGCTGGTCGCGACCGTCACTGCTCAAGAGAAGTTGCGGCCAAAGAATGGCATCCTGAAACCAGCTACCCATTGGTTAGCTCCCAAGTAAGCCGGCTAATCCGCCGATAAGGGCGCCCCAGCCACCGTAGTTCCCGCCGCTGCCGTTACTGAAGCCAGAGCCGATCTGCTGCCCCGCCAGCGCGCCGCCTAGTCCACCGGCAGCATAGTTGCGATACACCGGCGCACTCGTGCTCATCGTCGAGCCTGGCTGATTGTTCAGTCGCGCGATGTACTGATCGAGTGAGATGCCAGGAGCGTTCTGTGCGTACTCATGCCGTGCGACGCTGTCTTCGATCTGGCGCGCATTCAGGTCTTCGTACTGGGCGCCTACACCTGCCAGTCGCTCGGCGTCTGCGTAGTCCTGCTGAGCGAGGAAGCCAGCCTGCGGCACCATCTGCTGCATTCGCTCGCGCTCGGCTTGGTAGTTCCCGCCGTAGATGTTCGTGGCGAGGTCGTTCAACTCCTGGGCTGCGTACGGACGTGCTGCTGAGATGTTCCGACCGCTTCCAGCGAAGGACGATTGCAGCCTGTTCTGAACGGCGTCCGCCGCGCGATTGAACGTCGCGTCAAGATGAGGATTGCTGTTGAGGTACTTTCCGCCAATCACATCCTGCGCGTAGCCCTGCGCGCCTTTCGTCAGATCAGAGCCGGCCTTCGCGCGCTGCTCCGTCATGTTCATCGCTTGCTGTGTTTGCTGCGAGAACGGTACGACCGTGTTGCCTGGGTAGTACTGCTGCGGACCTTGGGCGTACAGGGCATTCGATTGCTGGGCCGCGTGTTGCAGGTATGGCTGCAAATACGATGGCGGATTGTTCGTCTGCGTGACCGTTTGATTCTTCGAGCCGCCGCTACTCATGGCTTCACCTTTACGAACATCTCAACATTCCTCGGCTTGTAACCAGGAAGAACCTTCCAGCCCTTGCGACCTGCGATCTGAATGAATTCGCATCCCTGCGCCCACAGCCACGGTTCGATGTGATGCAAAAGCATCTCGATGCCCTCTTTCAGGCCGCGACCAGAAGCGATCCAGAGAAGCCCCCACTTGTGGGGCGTATTGAGAATTTGAGTAATGACGATGCCGCGCATCGGCCGATCGAGAATCCAAATCACGGCCCTTGCGGCCATGAGTTCGCCCTTCACAAACTCAGGCGTCCACTCGATGCATCCAAACTTTAGAAACGGCTCGATCTCATCCCAGGCTTGCGCAATCTCGTGAGATTGCAGCGTGTAGATCAACGTTCACCTTCGGGTGTGACCTTCAACTCGATGCCCATCGCCTTCTTGAATGCACCGGTGATCTGAACCTTTGCACGGTGGTAGCGAGCTGACTGCCTGAAGTCGGCAAAGCCCGTGTCTGTCGTCGCTGTCGTCGTGCCGCTGAATGCAAGACTGCTCTCGCCCTGATCGTTTCTCGTTCCCAGCGACACACTCACCGCTGGTGCGGTTCCGGAGTACTCGATGAGTGGCTTAACTCCACTAACATGCGAATACTTTCCGGGAACCGTCTCAAGTTCCGAGGTAGTGATCGTTGCGGTACCTGGTGTGCCTGCGAATCGACAGAGCCGTCGCGACGTATCGAAGCCGTACAAGTCGGCGACGATATCGGTCGACGCGCCAGCAGTGGCAGTAAGCAACCTCGAACGAACACCAGAGGATGGCGTCACAAGGATCGAGAAATCCTGATTTGCTTGTGACCAGCGCTTTGTAGGACGGTGATACATCAGGAGCCTGTTATGGCGCGGCGGAGCGGCACCAAACAGAGCGTTATCTGCAAACCCCCAATAGATGACGTCATTGATCCTGTCATAGCCGCATTGAGCTACGTACTCGACGTCGCTGAACCCAGCCTCGTTGTACGCATCGATAAATAGCTTGTCGACCTTGGAATTTCCGATCGGCACAACGCTAATGCCGTCCGTGCTGTAGAAGCCGGCTACAGACGCGAAGTAAACAACGCCACCAACCATGATGGCGCCGTTGTAGAACGAACAACCGACCGCCGATTCGATTTTGTCGAACTGGAATACGACGCTTCCACCGACGTATTGCATGCGGCTGATACCGCCCTCTTGCATCACAATGCCGTACTGATCGGTTCCAAAGATTCCGGTGATTCGCCCGAGCTCCGCCGGCATCACTTGCTCGCCGGCTTGTGTTGCGGCAGCAGTGGATGTGCCAGGTATCGGCCAATTTCTCGGCTCATTGATAGCCGACCAGCGCAGAGTGAATGGCTGCTTATTAGAAGGGCCGTTGTTCAGATTACCGAGAACAACGAATCGGCCAACAACGCCCGCGACTGCGGCTCCTATGGGCGTCGATCCCGACGTCGCGAGAGTGGTGAATGTTGCGCCGGGCGCCAACGTCGCAGCCCGCGCAGTAAAGTTCCTTGTCGATGTCGCAATAATCAGATCTTCGAACTGTGCAAAAGCATCAAAGCTCGCGGTGTTGGGAAACATCTCAACGGCGCTCGCCGGCAAGGCACTCGTCGGCGAAGAAAGATCGTAGCGGAATGTTCCGCTTACCCCGCTAACAATCACGAACTCATTAGTTCCATTTTCTAGATCAGTCCCAGTTACGACCGGCATGATTGCCACGAGCGGGTAGAACGTCCCTGTAATCGTACCTGCGCTGCTTGTGGCCGGTACTGGATCTGACAGGCTTGTGAGCGGCCTGAATGGCTTGTATCCGCCGTCTGATGGGATGACGTTGTTCGCTTCCGTGAGTCCTGGGTTATCCAGATCCGGAAGATCCGGCAACCACTCACCGAACAACGCCTTGAGCGTTTCCATCAGACCGCCAGCGTCTGCAACGAACCCATGCCGATGTTCTGCGCCTTCATGAGCTCGCGATACTCACGAAGCGCGAGTTCATACGCCGCAGACCACACAGGAATGCGCGAGTCGTTCATGAGATACGCCTGCGCTTCGAGCAGTGCGCCGTACAACAGGAGATCCGGAGCGTTCACGATCAAGAAGTGAGCAGCGGCATCGCTTGAGAACGAACGCAGCAGCACTGGCTTTGCGTAATAGGTGCCGTTCAGCGTGTACGTGCCATCAGGAACGGGACCGAAGATGAAGTTTGCACCGTCTCGAGCGATGGCTTTCGGCTGACCAGACGAGGTTCTCGGATAGTTCGATAGCACTTGCTCAAGAGATGACTGTTGCAGCGGTGCATTCGACTTACCGTTTAGATACGCGACACGAAGCGTCAGGAAGTCGGTTGGAACCGTGGCAGTCGAGGAGAACGAGACATTCAACGCGGAGTGCATCCACTGGCCGTAGTTCTTCGGGTTGCGGTAGAAGCGCTCCTCGAAGTTCTGGATGAAACCTGGAATCGCCGAGGTCAGATTGCTGCGCGCAAGCCAGCTCGCCACCTCCGTGAGCAAGGTAGAGTAGGACGTGATGACAGCGATGGCGGCCTACTCCACGTGAGCCCAAGCACGACGACGAACAATCGCGCTGATGTTCGTTTGCTCGGTGTTATGAACTGCCGCCAAGTCAATTTGGCGAGCGCCGAAGTGATATGCCTCTCGAATGCGCCTCACGGCTTCTGCATCGAGGAATGAGTGATGGTGCCGCGGGCCTCGTGACTTTCGATCTCGACCTTTTGACTCCATATCCTTGTAGTTATCCAGCTTTGTCCCTAGGAACAAATGAGCGGGATTGCAGCACTTGGGGTTGTCGCATTTATGAAGAACGCATAGATCTTCAGGAACTTCACCGTTCTCGATCGACCATGCAAGCCGATGAGGTTTCAACGTCTTCCCGTCCACATTTATGTTTCCGTAGCCGGAGGAACTGATAGCTCCTGTCCACTCAAGACAGCCGTTTCCCTCGGCTCTGAGTCGCCGATACAGTCTCTCTCTGATACCCATGCTTATTCAGTCTCGATCAGGTGAGGCTTTGCGTACGCGATCACGTAGAAGGCGTGCTCGCCCGTGACTTGCACCGTCTGAATGTCGAATCGCTCCCAGATCTTCGGGAGCCACCACTCCATGGGCTGTTGCGTCAGATGCGCATTGCGACCATCAGCAAGCACCTTCACCGCTGGTCCGGTATGGATCGTCAGGAACGCGACCGCTTCGGTAAGGTGCGCGAGGTCATCTAGCACGTTATCCAGATACTCCGGCTCGATGTGCTCGAGCACGTCGATACACGCGACCATCTCGGCAGGTACAGGACGTGCCGACAGCTTCTCGACACCAGGGTCGTACGCCTGCAGCTTCATCTTGTGATCGACCTTCAACGTCTGGAACAAGCGGCACTTGCCGGCGCCGTAGTCCAGCAGGTGCTGAACTTCCAGCTTGCTGCAGATTTCAGAGACGATCGGCGCGTACTGAACGGATGCGACGCCGTAGTTCTCGTTCTCGTGAAGTTTTTCTTGTTGCGCTTTGTAGTCTGGTGAGATCAGGACTGCGCTCACGACGCCTTCCTCACGTGAACGCTATTACCCATCAGCTCGGCGTGCGAGACGGTGTGCAGCATGTGCTTGTATGCATCGTGGTACACCGCGTCTTCGGCATTGCCGCGTGTCTCGCGCCACACCGGAATTCCCTTCGTGAAGTGATACAGCTTTGCGTCGAGACCGCTCGGCGCGTAGCCGACGCACTTGTTCCATTCGGGAGAAAACTCGCCGATAGACTTGGCCCACGCGAAGTCGAACAGCTGATTGCGCGGATCTTCGATGTATTCCGTCGTCAGCGTCGTGCAGTGCTCGCAGTTGAACAGCATTGCACTCGGCCATTCGAACCGGGCCTGGTTGCGATTCACCTGCACGCTGTCCACGCCGTTCGCCATAGCGAACAATTCCGCAATGTCCGCTGTAACGACCATATCGGCGTCCAGGAACAGCGCGGCGCCTTTGTAGCCACACAGATACGGCACCAGGAAGCGCGAGAATGTGAACTCAGTAAGTCCTCTGCGCGTGATTGGGAGCGCCTTCAGGCTTAGTGCAGTGATCGAGACAGGAACGCTCGCGTGTCGAACGATCGAGTCTGCAAGGACGTTGTAGGCGATCGGTTGGCGCGGATCTCGGCCGATGAAGACGCGCAGCATTACGCAGCCTCCGTCAGCCAGAGCGCAAAACGCTCTTTGACCTTTTCAGCAGCGGCATCCACGGTCTTCTTCCAATCCCCTTGCCATGTCACATGCTCGGCCGGGTGATACGGAAGTCCACAGGCGTACTTCCAGCAGTCCCAAGGCCCATGCATCGCGATCACTTTCGTTCCGAGCGCGCCAGCCAAATGCACCACTGCAGTAGGCACAGAGACGACCAGATCGAGAGACGCAACCAAAGCTGCCGTATCGTCGTAGTCGTTCGTGCGAGTCGCATACGGATACTCGTGCACCTTTGGATGCCTTTCGTTGCCCTTGTACTGCAGTGACACGAAGTGCGCGTCGAGCTCGAGCAGGCTGGCGAATGCCTCAAGCCCCGCGTATCGAAACTTCTCGCCGGTCTTCGGGATGCCACCTGACCACGCGATGCCGATCGCAGGCTTCCCTTTTGACTTCCACAGAGCCTTCCACATCGCGACGCGATCTGGATCGGCGAATAGATACGGCTCTTGCGGGCAGTCCTTTGGATCGGTACGCAAGAACTCCGCGGCCTGACCGATCGGGAGCGATGCGTCGATCGCCCAATCGTCCTTGTGCCACCTCGCCTGTCCCTTCTTGGCGTGGCGCGTTCCGTAGATCGTCGCTTGAGGGAACGAGCGCTTGTACAGAGTCTCGAGTCGGTGATCGCATTCCACGATGAGCTTGCGGCACGTCTTCGCCGCGTCATCGATCATCGAGGCGAAACAGATCTCGTCGCCTAGTCCCTGCTCGCCGTAGAGGACAACGGCTTGTCCTGGTGTTCCATCCCATTCGGGCTCGTCACCGAACTGCACACGCTTGCGCCATTCGGTACCGATGTTCTGGTGATAGTTCTTCCAACCTTCCGCCCAATTACCCTCCGCGAGTTGGCAGAAACCCAGGTTGGAAACAACCGTTTTGCTGGTCGGATCAAGTCGTAACGCCTTCTCGATGCACTCGCGCGCCTTGTCGTATCGACCATGATCGATATGCATGGCCGCGAGATTGCCGTAGCACATGACCTTCGTGCTCTGGCGATTGGTGACTGAAAGAGCGCGCGTGTATGCACGCTCTGCCTCTGACTCTTTCCAGAGGTCTTCAGCCGTTCGTCCGAAGTTGAGCCAGTTCGCTCCCTCGCTGGGTGCGAGATCCTTCGCTAGCTTGAACAGGTTATAAGCAACGGGGATGTTGCCGGCCTTCTCGAAGATATGGGCCGCCATGGCGATACACACCGGGTCGTCCGGGTAGTCGGTCATCTCCTTCTTCAGGAGATCCATCGACTGATCCAACTCGCCGCGCTCCCAGAGCGCAACGCACCTAGCGACCGTTTCGCGATTTGCCGAGGTCATGAATGAGTGTCAGCTTCTTGCCTTCGTTCTTCTGGGTGCACTTGAGCGCGGGATAGTTGGTGTTGATCTCGGCAACGACACGGTCGATGTGTCGGCCGTCCTCAACGTTGATGCCCTTCGCACGCATCTTCAGCATGAAGATCGGCGGGATCTTCGCGTACAGCCACCACGATTCCTTGATGCCCTTGTCTGTCGCGCCGGAATTCGCGAGGGCTCGGTTGTGGTCGAGCAGTGCAGAAACATCCTGAGAACGTTGCAGGATGACGTTGCCCGTTTCTTCTTCGTAGTCGAAGTCGGTTCTGATCCCAGTGAGCGGATCGTATTCAAAGAATTCTGGCATTGAGAAAGGGGGCTAGTTGCCCAGCCCCCTCCTGTCGTTAGGCGATTGCAACGACCTTGCTATTCGCCTTCCAGTTACGAGCCACCAGCGCCCACTCGCCGATGATCTGCTGCTTCTCGGCGTCGCCGGTCTTAGCGAGCTTGCGTTTCTGCGGTTTACGCAGGTAGCGCACTGCCCAGTAATCCGGGTCCAAGCACAGGACGACACTCGACCGCATGTAGCGGTGGAGGATGACCTGATGCTTGCCGAAGTCCGAGACGTACACGTTTGCGGCGCCGATGATCGAGGCTTGCGCGCTCTTATCGACGTCGACGAAGCGCGTCGCGACACCCGTAAAGGAATCGATGTACGCCTTGCCGATCGTGTTCGTCAGGATGACGCGCGCATCACCGCCGTCTGCCCACGCAGCCTCGAGCGCGTAGTTCAGGTCTTGCGACGTGAGCGGACCCGTCGTCGTGCCGTCCGTAGGTGCCGTGCCCGCAACGCCTGAGGTGAGCGCGGGCGTGGTTGCCGATGCGGTCGTCGTCGACAGAACAACGTGCGAAGCCTCGGCGGACGAAGCCGTTGCATCTCCGATCCAGCTCTCCATGCCAGCCGTCGAGCGGCCCGTACCAGCACCGCCGATCGTGCTGATGCCGTTCTGCGTGATACGGGTTTCCATATCGCGCTTGAACTCGCGCATCTTCACCATCGCGCCGCGCGCGAGCTCGGACTTGCGTCCACCCTTCTTCACTGCTTCCAACGTGTCGGACACGAGGAAGTCTTTCGAGCTGATCTGCAAGTACGACGCATACCGAGCCGGCGCCGAGAGAGACGCATACGAGGCTTCATCGCCTTCGATTCGGATGTTCGTGTTCGAAGGCGTTGCCAGCTCCTGGGCCAGCCACTCGGTGTACGTGCTCTCTGCGTCCTCGCGATCGAGGTTCGTCACAGCCCACGTGTCTTCGGGGAAGAGATCGAAAATGACGTCGCTGAGATCCTCGCGGATACCGCCAGCGGTGCCGACGCCGTGAACCGACGTCGTGCCTGAAATAACAGCCATGATTGCTCCTTAGAACCTGGACATCAGCCGCTGCTCGATAAGCTTTGCTTTCTGAGCCGACGTCTGACCTGGTTTGTTCATTGCCTTACGGAAGGCGAGGTCGTCTTTCACGGCCTGCGGCATCGGGTTGCTGGAACCCGGCTTCACAGTGGGAACCGTCTTGACCTTGCCCTGGATTGATTGGGACTGGAGCTTGTCGAACTGAGCAGCCTTCCAGAGCGTGTTGATCACGCGCGGATCGCCGATCGAGTCGATCTCGGCTTGCGTGAAGCCCTGACTGGAAGCGAAGTTGCGAATCGCCGCCTTCGATTCCGGACCCCAGCCTTTGATTGCCTTGGAGACGTGCTCCTCGGCCTTGGCTTTCGCTTCCGCTAGCAACTGCTGTTGCTGCTGTTGGAAGCCGTGCCACTTCTGATTGAGGCCGTTTGTGAGCTGAGCCTTATCGCTGTTCAGCTTCTCGATGTGACGAGAAAGCTTCCACAGCTCCTCCGCGCTCATGCCGGTGACATCGACGGCCTTGAACTGCTCGATTTGATAGTCGAGCCGGTCAATCGCTCGGATGTCGTCCTTCACGGAGTCGCGAAAGGCTTTCTCAGTCTCGGCGGCCTTAATCTGCAGTTCCTTCTGCTCGAGCGCCCGTTGCCGCTCCGATACCTCCGTAGTCTTCTTGGTGTAGTCAGACTGGCGAAGGATGGCGTCCTTGAGCTCAGGCGGAACTTGATACGCCTTACCCTCGAACTCAACGTCCACGAATTCCGGTTGGGCCTCGGATTCAGGAGCCGCCTCTTCGGTCGGCTGCTGTTCTTCCATTGGCGCCTCAACTTCGGGCTGTTCATCGAACTGCGCGAGGATGCGATCTTCCATCGACAGCGATTCCGTTTCCGGTTGTTCGCTCATGTGTCCACCTTATAAATGAAAAACCCCGCACTAAGGCGGGGCGTTGACAAACGGGGCACATTGAAGCCCCTAGACTCTTGCTTACCTGCGAAATCTTGGGTTGGAGTTGTAGTCAGCGAGGTTTGCAACTCGCTTCTTCTCCTGCATCTCAAACTCGGCAACCTTGCCGTCGTTCAGGACGCTGACGAGATTCGCCTTCACGTCGCTAAGCAGCTTCAAGCACAGGCGGATCTTCGCCATGCCCTCGGCGTCATTCACGGGCGCAGTCTCGAACTTGTTGAGTAGCGCTTGGCGCACGCTCTCGAATGCTTCCTTGAAGATTTCGTCGTTCAGGATGCGCTCGGCCTTCTGAGCGCGTTCGATGGCGTTCAAGCAGTGCCCTCAATCGACCCATCCTGACCGCGCACGATCTGCTGCGAGCCGATGACAGAGCCGTCCTCGCCCAGGAGTTCAATCGCTGCAGCCTTGCCGCCCTTCTTCACCACGCGCTTCTTGGCGGACAGCAAAGACGTGACCTGCTTGAGCTGCGACATGATGTCGGTGAGTACGTTGCTGACCGCCTGAGCCTGCTGCACAAGCTCGGAGGAGACCTGCTCGAGCTCGTCGACTTTCTCAGGCCCCATGCCCTTCACGCGATCGGCGTTGGACTTCAGGCGCATGCCGTGCACTTGAACGTCTAGCTTCTTGTCCTCGGTCTTGGAACGCTTGTCTTCGAGCGTATGCGCGCTCTCGATCTGCGCTTCTGCCAACGTCAGTTTCACCTGCGCATCGGTGTCGGTCTTGTACTTCTCCAACATCCGGTCGCGCTCTTTCTGCTCAGCCTCGGCCTGAAGCTCGGCCTGAGTCTTCTGCAGCGTCGTCTGCGACTTGATCTTCTCCGATTCGATCATCGGATCAGGCGGCGGATCTTTCGGCGGGATCTTGTCCGGGCTTGTCCAGAAGCGTTGGGGCGCAGAGAAATCTGAGGCCTTCGTCAGCTCCATCGCCGTCTCGAACACGTTCTGCGGCGTCACGATGGGCAATCCGCCCATCAGCGCTTCCTTCTGCATGTTCGCGATCAGCATGAGCTTCTGAACCAGCGCATCTTTGTTGGTCGATGCGTAGCCCACGCTGAGCCGGAAGTCCGTGCGCTTCTTCCACTGGGCCGGATCGATCTCCACCCACGTATTGTTGAGCTTGACCACGTCCTTCTTGTGGCCGCCCTTGATGATGAGCTCGTGGATGATCGAGAACAGATCGGCGATGCCCACGCCCATGATGCGAGCGATAAGCTTCACGCGCTGAGCGGCCATAGACGACAACTGCTGAATGCCCGTGGCCGTCTTGTTCATGGCGTTCTGGTCGATGCCGGTGAAGTATCGATTCGTGCCCGTGCGGTTCTCTCGCACCTGGTCCATGTATTCCAAGCCTTCCATTGCTTGCGGGAACACGAACGGTGTCACAACCGGGAAGACGGCCGTGGTGGGATCGCCGTCCACTCGCAACACACCACCGGGGCGTGAGATCAGCGCGTCGTCCAAGTTCACCCGGTTTGTGTCGATCGCCTTCTGAACGTTGTTCGACAGGTACAGATTGTCCAGGCCACCGCGGAGGATCGCGGTCTTGATGCGCTGGAGATCCATCACGATGTCCGCGATGGACGTCGCGATGTGCCGGTGTGCATTTGGAATTGCGACGAGAGACGCAACCGGAATACGACTCACCTGCTCTTTGTGCAGGACGTGCCGGCCGATGCGTACCACATACAGCCGCTCGGCAATACCGTCTTCGTTGTCGTCGAAGTTGAGCCAGATCATGCGCACGCGATAGCGCTTCTGGCTCTCGTCAGGCTCGTTGTTCTCCGTGCGCCAGCCCTGCTCGTCGTACTGGTCGCGAGCTAGATCTTCTTCCTCGTCGATCTGCCAATCGTCAGGGAGGACATCAGGCAGATCGAATCCATCGGCACGAAGATCTGACAGCGTCTTGTAGTCGTAGTACTCGAAGTACGGGCAGTCAGGCCCGATGCTGAAGTCAGGCGTGTGATAGCTGATCTTGCAGCGCTCGGGAGGAAGGGCTTTGTAGCAGACCTTCCGCTCCTCCTGCACTCGCGTGACCGTCACGTCGTACAGCATCGGAGGCGGCGGAACCTGCATGACAGGCTGACCCGTGGCCGGATCGATGGCCGGTTGCCCAGTGGCTGGATCTACGACGGGTTGCGGCTGCGGAACGTAGTCAGGGTCGGGATATTGGCCGGTCACCTGAACCTGCACATCCTTGTCCTGCATCAGCAGAGCAACGCCCTGCTCGGTCTGCCGCTCGTAGTGGTCAATCTCTTCGTTGCGGCGCTTCTCGCTGTACGCCAGGCAATAGCCGTTCTTCGTGAGCAGCGCATCCATGGCCCACGTGATGAACGTCACGAGCCATGCGGTCGGGTTCTTCTTCAGGATAACGTGATTGAGGTACTGACCCTCCTGCTTCGCGACCGGCTCATCCTCTTCGCTGACGGGATCAATCTCGACGACGTCATCGCCGTTCGCGTAGATGTCCACGAGCGAGGGCAGAATCCATTGCACTGTCTCGAACACGGAACGGTCGACGACCTGCGAGCGCCCTTCCGGTGCTGGCTCGAGGTTCTTGCCGTTGTACATGTCGATCGCATAGGCGCGATCGGTCGAGAGTGTGCTGTCGCCTTCGGAGCTGTATGAGCTTTGCTCTGCTGCGTCGATGGCAGCAATGAGCAGTTCGTTTTCCATCAGGCTGCGTCTTTCTTGAGCTTCAGTGTCTTGCGCTCGGTCAGCGTGCGCAGTACTGCGCTCATCTCGTCCACGCGACGCAGTAGGTCGGCATTCGAGCGCTCAAGGCTGTCGACCCTGGTCTCTAGCGCCTTCATGCGATGTGCTTCTGCGATGTTCATACGATTCCGCGTGTGTCGTAGTTGATTCGTTTCTGGCTGTCTTCGTTCATACAATCCCGCGCGCGTCGTACTTGAGCGCCTGGTGGCGCGGCTTATCTGTGCGCTCAGCCACAGCGGCATACCGGAATGCATCCGATGGATGCGATGCCCAGTTGTGTAACGGCTTGTCCTTCAGCTCTTCCAGTCGCTCGTTGAAGTCCCAGCGATAGTTGGCCAGGCCCTCAAGCCCTGGGGCACATCGCTCCTCATCGAACACGCAGCTCGACAGCAACAGCCGGGCTGCGCTGATGCCTTCGACCAAGGGAAGATTCGGCGTGATGCGGACCTTGAAGCCGTTCGCGCGACAGATGTCCGCGACGCTCTTGTCCGTCTCCATGTGCTTGTGCTCAGCATCATGGGGAAGCCACAGCGTGTCGTACTGATACCCCTTCGCCTTGAGCTGTGAGAGGTAGTACATGATCGACTCGCCCGAGTCTTCGAAGTAGTCGATGAAGCGCTTCTCGCCGCCAACGTTCTGATAGAACCAGATCGCGGTCGGATCGCCGCGACCAAGATCCCAATACGTCTGTACGAGCTTCGTGGGCTCATACGGAACCTTGCGCACTCGGCCCATGTCACGACATCGGCGCAGGTCCTTCGCGTATATCGCGCCGTGTATCGCAGCCTCGAACGAGCATTCGAATTCTTGCTCGTACTGCGCCTCGGTCATCGTCTTGCGGGCGTCGTCCAGCTCCTTCTGAGGGAGGAGATTGGTCTCACTCGCGCGAAGCGTCAGGCACAGCCACTCTTCGCTCGACTGCGCTTTCTCGTAGATCTCGCAAAAGGCGTTGCGGCCCTTGGGCGTGCCGATGAACACGGCCCAGCCCTGCCGGTCAGTCAATAGCGGCCGGATGATCTCGCCCCACACGCTAGAGCGCATGTCGGCGTACTCATCGAGCACCACACCGTCCAGGTAGATACCGCGCAGTGCATCCGGGTTGTCGGCGCCGTATAGCCGTATGCGCGAGCCATTTACGAGGTCAACGGCCAGCTCCGACTCGGAGTACTTCGTCGCGACCTGCGCCGAGTAGCGCTTCAGGTAATCCCAGGCAACCTGCTTAGCCTGACTGTAGTACGGCGCGATGTACGCATAGCGCGCGTTCGTCTTGCTCGTCGCTAGAGCTCGTGTGATGAGCTCCATGATGCAAGCAACCGTCTTGCCAGCTCGACGGTGAGCAACGATGACCGCCCACCGCTGCGACCTGACGTGCAGCGGGTAGAACTGCGCGCGAGGGTCGTAATCTACTGATCGAGCGGCGACTTCGGCAGCGGCCATGAGATCTGCAGCGGGTTCTCAGGATCGCCGCCCACAATCGTGGGGGCATTACTGATTGATTTGTCTAATAGAATCTTTGCTGATGTCACCTGCGCAGGTGTCAGCTCGATCTCGCCCGCCACGTGCTTCTCTAGGCGGTCAATGATGTTCCCTACCTTGATCTTTTCGCGCACCAACTCTTGGTGTCGGTTGTTAAGTCGTGCTGCCATAGTGCGATTCCCTTTCGGGTTCTTCGCCTCTCACATGAGGAGCCGAATTAGCGCCTCTTCTTCCTCTTCATCTGCCCGGCGCATCAGCGCGCGAATCTCGAGATCACGCACAGCGCTGTCGTAGATCTCGCCGATCTCGATGAGCGCCTTGCTGACGATCGGAGCTAGTTCAGGATCTCGGGTTCGAATACGAGGACGATCAATTCCAGGTCGTACTCGTGTGGGTATCGCGCGTGCCTTCTCGATGGCCGCTTCCGTGACGGCCTTTGCGCGATCCAGCAGGGTCTTGGCCTCTGCCGGCGATGACACCTCAAAGTCTTGTCCGTCGATCTCTACGACGTAGCGCCGTCTGCGACGCCCAGCCGGTTTCTGTGTGCTCTCTGGTTCAGGTTCTGGCTCGGGCGCTGTCTGCGTCCATACGGGAGCCCATACGGGCTTCCATATCTCGGCCCAATTGGCACCGATCGCCATCAGACACCGAACTCAGTTCCGACCTGACCATTACCCGTGATGATTACGTCGTTGATGCGCTGGATATTCGCGTCAACGTGACCGGCCTGTGTGAAGGTCAAGCTATCGGTCTTCGCTTTGATCGCATCCACGTTGGTGTCAATGGTGTCCACGCTTGATTGCGCCGCGAGCGCCGTAAGGCCAGCGCCGGCAGCGCCGATCTCCGCGGTATCGACCAAGATCGAATCGACAACGGTATCTATGGTCGACAGCTGCGTGTCCAGATTGGCGCTCGCGAGCCCGAGTGCACTGCGAGTGCCAGCGGCCGTCAGTGGTGCCGTATAGCTGGCGCTAGCAAGCCGTGAGGACACAGCGACATCGAGATTCGCAGTTGCAGCCGTGAGTTCTGCATTCGTCGGTGGGTCGTACACGGCCAACGCATCAGCAACCTCCGATTGCACCTCGGCATCCCAGGCTGCGTTCCATGGAATTGCCGTGAGTCCCGCGCCCGCGGCGCCGATGTCATCCGTCTGCGCTTCGATTGCCGCGATGTCCGCTGAGATAGATGCGCCAGCAGGAGCGCCGAGGCGGGAATAGACATCCGCGGCATTATTCACTTCGAGCTCGACATACGGCGCGAGCACAACCATTCCAGTGACTGTGCCGCCGATCTGCACTCCGCTCACACCGGACGCGCAAGCAGCATCGGGCAGGTCTAGGCGATACCAGCCATCATTGATGTGCAGGAACCCGCCGTCCGTGTGTGCATCCGTCAGAGCGGACAGAGTCGCCTCAGTGATATCGACCGATGCTGCGCCCTCGCGGCGATACCAAAGATCGATGCCGGATGTGTTGAAAACGACGCCCGTTTCCGGCGTGCCATCCGTGCTGTCGATAATGCGGATAACGATGCTTACATCCGTCGTGCCCGCCTTGATCCGCCGAACGGACATTTAGGCGCCCGTGCTCTGCGTGCCAGAGATGACGCCAAGGCTTACGAGCCCCGTCTCGAGCGCGTTCTGTGCGTTCGTGATGATGGTGCGCACGCTCGTGATCTGTCCGGGAGAGAGCTGAATCCGACGATAGAAGTCCAACTGCTCGACTTGAATTATCAGCTCGCCGGAGGATGCATTGATCTTGAGCGAGCCGCTGATGGGCTGCATCTGAGGATTAGCTGTTGACGTTAGGCGCAACGATCCGGTCACCAGCAACCCAAGCGGGTCCATCGTGAAAGGCGTCAACACCAGATGGTCATAGCCAACAGGCGAATTGCCACCGAGTACCGAGTTGATCTGCGCGGCCGTCGTCAGTGTGATCATTGGTAGTAGTGCATCATCTGCTTGAGAATCGATGTGGTTCCGCCACCGCCCGCAGGCGCATAGGTGACGGCCGCAAGATCGCAGGTCATCCCGCTGCCGTTCGCAGCATCCCACGAGAAGCCGAGCGTCTTAGTGCCCGCGGCTCCAAGATCGGCGTTGTACCAGCCGGCAACGCCTGCAGGCGCAGCGCCAGACGTGAGAAGCGTCGAAGCACCGCCGATGCTCACGAGATTCTCAATATTGGGCGCACCGCCGCCGTTGAAACTCATCGTCCCGAACGCGTGTGCGCTCGCAACGGTCGGATCAGCCGCAACGCTGTGGCTCCGTCCAAATGACGTAGTGACGAAGCTTGTGTCGTCGAGAGTCGCCCCGACGAGACCTGACACTTCCTCGATGGAAGCTCGAGCGAGTGCGCTGCCACCGCCGCTAAAGGCGATGTTGACCGTCGTTGGTACGCTCGCGCCAACCTGATCCAGCCGGAAAAAGGCTGTGTTGTTCAGCGTCGTGTCGAGCGTCCAGGTGTTGCCGGCGTTGTCCGTGACACCGGTAATTGCCGCACCGCTTGAGGTGAAGCACGCAAGGAGAAGCGTGTTGCCGGCTGTCGCCGTGAACGGAATCGTTACCGAGCTCGGCGTCCCGCCGAAACTGCCGGTCGCCTGGCCGCCGTTGACGTGGGCCACTTAGATCGTCCAGCGGACGGGCAAACGCTGTTTTAATGCCTTCAGCGTTGCGCCTTCGGCTGACATAGACCACATGATTGCTAGCTCTTTTGCTCGCAGCCACTTGCCCTTGAGCAAGAACTCGCGAGCACGAGAAGCCATCAGCGCACCGTAATCGTGACCGTCTTCGGAACGAGGAACGCCTTGCAATCTTCGTTGCTGAGTTCCGACTCTTCGCCGTTCACTACCGCAACAATCTGCCAGCCGTAGTTGCCGCCGCGCTCGAGGCCGCTGGTAATCGTCGTGCCCGTCTCCGTGATCGTGCCGACGAGTTGCTTCTGATCGCTCCCGCACGTGCCCTGGAACACGCGGTAGCTGATTACAGCGCCAGCAGGGATTGGCGTGTTGTCCGTGTAGTGCGTGACTGCATCGAACGTGAGCGTTGCCGTGCGCGGCTCCTGCGCGCTCGCAGCGTAGGTCAGCATCGAGCCGCCAATGATCGCGAGCACCACGAGAGTGATGCGGAAGTAAGGGGTCATGTGAACTCCAGAAATAAAAAGCCCGCTCGTCGCGGGCTGCCAAAACTCAACGGTAGCTCGGGGGATTGAGCATCCGGAGTACGGGCTAAAGGGTGCCGCAGTCGAACTGCTGAGGTGATTCGCGTGTGCGTGTCAGTGATGCGGCGGTGTGCTGGGTTACATGCGCAATACCCAACGGTGCCACCTTATTTTCCGGATTAGTTAACATCAAGTTAACTTCGCGCTCATGGATACATCCTCGCGAACACAAACCACTGTGCCGACTCGAGCCGAGCGCGAAACGTGCTCACGCTCATGTAGAGCATCTGCGCCATCATCGCGAACGGCGGCTCATTGCCGTATTCATTCGTCGGCGGGCAGTAGCGCATGTCGATCACCTTGCGTAACTCCTGCGGCATCGTGCTCAGTATCCGATCGACCTCCTGCACATACGCCGGATCGGGGTCAGAGACGACCCGAACGTTCGTTTCCTGCGGGATGCCAAGCTCGCCGTATTTCGCGGCCTTCACGAATGGCGACTCTTTCGGGTAGCCCTGCGGCCCTTCATCTGTTGCTCGTGACGGGCGCCGCTTGTAGTCGCCCCACCTGGTCAGCAGGGTGTGCACTTCAGCCGGAACGCCGTTTCGGATCTTTCGCACTTCATTCATGACTGCCGCCATTTGCTACCACCGTAGGGTCGTCAGGTACTCGATCGCCTGCAGCGTGTTCGTCACATACGGCACGCCATACTCAGCGCAGAACTCGGCTTGATCCTTTTGCCTCTTGTCGAGCTTAGGCTCTCCCTTCTTGTTCGCTGGCCGCTTCACCTCGATCATCGCCCACCGGTTCGGGGGCCACGCTGCTTTGCGAACAAGCAGATCTACCGGGCGTCCCACGAATTCGACCGAGAAATGCAGGGCGCGCAGCTCGTCCACAATCTGCTGCGTTACCTTGTCCGGCTTGTCGAAGTGATTCCTGTAGCTCATCCGCGCCACTCGATCTGCAGCTCACGTCTCAGCCGCTCGCGCTTGTCGATCTCCTTCTGGACGCGCTCCCGACGTGCCGCCTCGCGTGCCTTGATCTGTGCCTTAAAAGCCTTTTGCTCCGCTCGCTCCTTCGCCCACTGAATCGCGCTCGGAGTTTTTTCAGGCTTCTGCGCGGCTTTGCGCTTGGCGTACCTTGCGCGGTTGTATTCGCGAACGCGCTCGCGATTCTTGGCTCGCCACTCGGCACACTTGGCTGCGTGATTCTCGCTCGTCATGCGGCCTCCGATGCACGTGGGACACGCCGAGCTTTCGCAATCGCCTGGCAGATCACGCGGCACTCGAGCTGAACGGATGCACCGAAGTGCGCCTTTACCTCAAGGAACCCCGCGTCACTCAGCAGTTGAGCCAGTGCTGGGTTATGGGACTGAATGCAGCTCCACACGTAACGGCGCGAGTTCTGCCCGGTCCGCGCCATGTCGATCGTGTCGATGCCCTGCTCTATCGCGGACACAATTTCTCGCGCGAGTAGCGGGTGATGCGTTTTGATGAAGGACCAGATGCTCATGCCGCGCTCCGCAGAGAGTCGTTCCAGTCCTTCGACTTCGGCGTGCGCACTTCCATCACAATGCGCCCCTGCAATCGCTCCATGAGCTTCGATGCGGACTCAAGCCCAGCCACGTCACGGTCAGCAAAGATCACTAGCCGCTCGACGCCTGCCGGTGGCGTGAACTTCTGCAGAAGCGAGGTATTGAGCGCGGCCCACACGGGCATCTCGTGAAGCACTGATGCAGACAGCGCAGTCTCGATGCCTTCAGCGATGCCGAGAGTTGCACGGTGCGACATCAGCCGAACTGCGCAGCCCTCACGCCCGCTCATGCCAGAGAGGATCTTGCGAGGATCGAAGTCGCGAAGCTTCTCGCCGCTCGGCTCCAGGTACGTCACATGCACGGTGACGGTCTCGCCGTTTGCGTCGCGCACGATGCCGAGGAGCGCCGGGAATCGGCCAATGGGTCGCTTGTCGTGCCAGTACTCGACCGAGGAATGAGCTCGTAGCGTGTGACCCGAAGGCAGCGGCCACAGTGAGCGGCTTGCCAGGTACTCACGCACCGGCTCGCAGTCCTCGATCGCGCAGCTTTCGCGGATGAGTTGCAACACACGCCTAGTGACCTGAGCGACTTTCGGCTGCTCGGGCGCGGGCGCCAGTCTTGTGAAAATCTCCTCGCGTTCCTTGTCTTCATCGAGGCCGGCCAGCCGGAGAACAAGTGCACGCGCGTCCTTGAACGACAGTCCTTGTGCGCGCATCAGCAATTGGAAGCCGTCCCCAGGCCCGCACTGCCGACAGAAGAAATCTCCGCGCCCGTATCTGTTGTCGAACAGATAACGATCACTGCCACCACATGCCGGGCACGGCCCTGCCCTCTTCGACAATTGCCGCTCCGTCAATCCAGACGCGAGCAAAACATTGCGCCAGCCTTCGGCGCCTAGCACTGAATGAATTGCATGCGAGTCCATCATGGCAGCGCCGCCCTCTGCTGTTTGTTGTATTGCGCCTTGCCACGGCCTTCGTTGTATCGGCGCTTTGCCCATCGGATCATCTGCGACTTCAGCCAGCCGGCCGTCTCTTCGCTTGGCGCACGAAGATCGAGCTGCCAATATCGCCGTGGAATGGCTTCGTCTTCGCTGCGCTTGAACTTCGTTCGCGTTTGGGACCATGCCCAGTAGCGGCCGGAGTTCGGCTTCTCCGCCCATCGGTCCGGCCATCGCGTGGCGTACCAACTGCACGCCTCCGCGAAGAAACGATCCATGTCCTGCTCCTGCTGAACGATCGCGTTGATCTCGCCGAGATCGGCCTGCACGACCTGCACCGGCATCGCCCGCTTCACTGGTTGCCAGCCGCACGAGGGGCAGTTGCTGCCCTCCTCCGTTACGAGCCATGTGCAAGCGCACTCCTTGCACGTGCGCGGCTTCTCTTCGACCGTGATGCGCGCCTCTGCCAACTGCTCACGCGCTGACTGGTTCACGTTGCGGCCATCGAGTGACCAATCGCGTTCGTACGTTGGTAGGCCGAGATTTTCGACGACGCGGCCGTGATCGATGACCGTGACGAACTTCTTCCCCTCACTCGGGCGCATGCCGCGACCGATCGCCTGCAGGTACAGCACGACCGAGCGCGTAGGACGGGCCAGCACGACACATTCGACGCGCGGAATGTCGATGCCGTACGACAGCAGGAAGCAATTGACGAGCACTGTTGTTGCGCCAGATTCGAGGCGCCCGATTGCCTCCTCTCGTGTGTCGTCGTCGTCCTCGTCCGTGAGCTGTTCGCACGCGATGCCGGCCTGTCGAAACTCCGTCACGAGTTGTTGCCCGTGCGCCTTGTCGCAAGCAAACACGAGCGTGCGCTGGCCGTTCGCGATCCGCAGCCAGTTGGTCACAACATCCCCCACAAGCTTCGGTCGCGACAGCAGCTCGGATAGCTCGCCCGTCACGTAATCGCCAGTCGCCGAGCTTTTCTTGATCGCTTTGAGCTCGCGCTCCGTCATCAACGGCTTCGAGAAAATTCGCGGCCGCACGAGCATGCCGGCGTCGATTAGGTCCGTCACCGTTGGCCCAAGAACCAGCTCGTCGAATTGCTCCCGAAGGGTGGCGCCGGTCGTTTTTGCTGGCGTCGCCGTGAAGCCGAATTGCCACGCGGCCGGGAAGCTGTTCAGGATCTTCTGCCGGCTCGCGCCGAGCGCCAGATGCGCCTCGTCGAACACGACCACATCGGCCAGCGGTAGCGGCATGCGCGCATCGGCGATGCAGCGCCGGTACAGCGTGTCCACGCTTGCGACCTGCACCGGCTGTGACCAGTTCGTCAGGCCCGGCAACGATGCCGCCATGACGCCGTGCCCGATGCCGAACATGTCCAGCCGATCGTGCAGCTGACGAACGAGGCGCGTCCGGGTTGCGAGAACCAACACGCGCAGCCCAAACACCACGGCTGCGGCAACGAGGGCGGCGATCAAATGCGTTTTGCCTGCACCGGTCGGCGCCTGCACACAGATCCGCCGATGAGACCGCATCGAGACGGCGGTGCGCGCCAGGATCTCGCGCTGATACGGCCGCAGCACGTCAGCCTGCGACGGCAGTTCATCGAGCCACCCAGAACCGGATTCCGGAGGGCTCACGAGAG